AGTTTGCCCCTCGAGGTGCCAGAGGCCCCAGACGCTCTTCGCGCTGAAGGAGGCATTGACCCCGTCATCGACGAACCACGCGTCCTTGATGTCGCTACCGTAGCGGCGATCCTCGAGGTACTCAATGTGCCGGCGCGCGCCGCGCGTCACGACCATATATACGTCGTCCTGCGTCAGGCCGGAGACGCTGCCGATGGCGGAGACGCTGTCGCCGAATGTGTGCTGAGACCAGCCGCGGACGTCGTGCTCCTTGAGGTAAGTCAGACCGAGCACCTTACCGTCGTCGCGCACCATCCAGATCATACCGTACGGCACCTTCTGGGAGCACCAGTCAGTAATCGAGTAGTCCTCGATCAAGTGTCGGCTCATAATCGACAGGTCGTTACCAGTATACTTGTCGACAGTGAACTCATAATTCAAATCTCGGATGGCCTGAGACTTAGCCTCCACAAACAAGACGCTGTCGTCGAGCAGCGTAGGGGACAAAGAAACTGCGCCGGCATAGCTCTGTACACGGACTTTAATGCTGTCGGGTGAGAGGGGTTCATTCTCGCCCGCGCCGGATGCTGACCAGACCGCGCCAGACGTCATGAGGATGAGGTCGTCCAGAGAGACCATCGCGTTGATGGTGTTGAGTTGGCGACTGTTGATCGTGAACGTCACCGCGTCGCTGGCGACAATACCAGAGGAGACGGAGAGGTTCTCGTAGTCGCCGGACTGCGACGTCCATACCGTCTGCGGCGCTGAAGACGACGCCGCCCAGACCAGCCGGTCCTCGAAGAATGTGACGACGGAGGGGAAGCTTTGGGAGACGTTCGCCACCGTGCCGCCAGTCGTGGCTCCGACGGTGTAGAAGGTAAAGAGGATGGCCGCCTCGGCTGAGCTGATCGTGTAGATGACGTCGCTATTCTCAAATGACCCCAGAAACTCTGTCACAAAGAGCGTCCCGTCAGTGATCGTCGCGTCCTTCGTCTCACTGATCGTACCCGCCTTCAGGCAGACATCGCCACGCAAGACGGCGCCGCCAGTGTAATTTGAGCTGTCAGTACCAATGAGCTGGAAGACAGTATTGCTCAACGCGGTCGCCCTGAAGACGCGATAGCTCAAGTCTGCCTCGATATCATTCGGCGACAGGAAGATGTCCAGCTCAGTGCCCGGAGTGACGGTGTGAGGCGCGGCGGTCACAATCTCGACGGGGTCGGTACCCGCCACTGTGATCGACGCCATAGCGAAGTCCTCAGTGATAACGAAGTCACCCACCACCGGGCCAGTACCACCCGAGGAGCCCAGCGCGCTCGAGTAGTCGAAACGCTTCGCAAAGGGATTGCGAGCGCTCGGCGGGGAAGTGGTCGAGACAGGCGTCAGGTTCCTGTCCTCGAATGTGAAGGCAGAAGCGCCGGCTGGGATCTGCTTCTCCTCTAGGAAAATATACCTAGAACCAACTCTCTTGTAGAGCCTCGCGTGCGTCGCCCTCGTGTCGACGATAGCGGTCGCCTTCGTGACCCCCGTCTGCAGGGTGGCGACAGACCCGGTGCTCGCCCAGTTTGCGTCCCTCGACCCTGTGATAGGATTGGACGGGAGGCTCTCGGCGAGACCGCTATCGCCGCTCTTGTCGACGTAAGTGATGACATAATTCTCAGAGGCGTAGCCATTGGGGTAGGCGCCAGACCAGCCGGATGATGTCGGGATCCGTGGACGAGCAAGGCGCTGATTAAAGCCGACCGTCTCCAGCTCAAATGTCAGGGGGCTCAGCGCCGTCCTCTGAAGCTTCCGCGGCGTGTAGTTGGCATTGGCGATGTACAGGACGTCGACGCTCTGCGCGTAGGACAGGTCCGCCACATCCGCCGCCAGATACGGCGTCGCGATCTCGTAGGGCTTACGGAGCGTAATGGTCCCGCCGGCCATCGCGGCGTCATACTCTACGGCGTCGCCCGTCTCCCAGTCCTCGAGCTGAAAATGCACGCCAGCGGATAGGCCGGTCGCGGAGATCTTAACGAAGCGACCCTGAAGCGGGTTTATACTGTCGTTGTCCTGCATGTAATACTGATCGCCCGCGACCACCGTAGTGCCGGATAGGAAGCGAGCGGTTGTGCCTGCGGGGTTCTGGATGTCGGTCGTGACCACGTCCGTAGCGCTGTCCAACACCAGCCCGCCATTGATGTGAAAGCGGGCGTACTGGTCGCCAAACTCGATCATGTAGCCGTCCGTGCTGGTCGGCTGGAAGGGGACGAGATTGACGGCGCCCGACGTGTTCTTGGTCGGGGCGACGAAGCGCGTGCCCGGCCTCTTGGTTATGCCTCCCTCAGCCTTGACGAGCATGTTTTTGCAGAGGCGCAGGGAGGACGTGTAGCGCTGAAGGTCAACGCGCCCGTAGAGGGAGGAGGAGACCTCGCCAGTGCTGAACGTCGGCTGCTGGAGAATAGCGGATGTTGTCACAGGCGCGCATCCATACTGTCAGGGTTGAACCAGTCAGTCGTGTCCTCCCCTTGGCTGTTGTCAAATTCGCGAGCCGCGGCCAACCGGAGAAGGTAGAGCTGCTCCATCTCGCGCTTCAGCGTCTGGTCGCCCGTCATTGGGTAGGCAATCATCGCCGAGATCTTCGCGGCGAGGGCCTCGACGAATGGCTGAGGGTAGCGGTCGGGCTCGTCGAGGTTGGCGGTAAAGACCGCACGGGCACTCTGGAGGTCCGTATAGATGACGCTGTAATTCTGAGAGGCGATCGTAATCAGCGCATTCTCGTAGTCGATCGTGCGCGTCTCCTCCAAATTCTGCCGCTGCCACGTCGCGTCGTAGAGACGGATCATCTTCAGCGCCGTCGCCGGCCTCTGATAGACGTAGTCCCAATACTCAGGCTTGGAGCTGTATGAGAGGAGCGTGAGGGCCTCGTGCTTGCGGGCGAATGCCCAGTCGTGCGCCGTCAGGACGGCATCCCTCGCGCGGTCGTAGATAAGGTTACACCGCACAGCGGCTGTACTCTCCTCGCTCAGCGATTGGATTGTACTGGCGTGTCCGATGTCATTGAGGGCGTAATTGCAGATGGAGACTTTGGAATTAAAAGCAGGCAAGGCTGGCCCCTATTTATCTTCTTCAGCCATCCGCTTCATTGCTTCCACGAAGGACGTCGGGTTTGGCCGCTTCAGGGCCGAGAGTGGAATAGGGGGAAGCTCATTTACGAGCATCCCCCTGTTCCGGTCCTCCTCCGGCTTGGCGACGGGTTTGGCCTTTGCGGTCTCGCTCTGCCCCTTACTGGGGGCAGCCTTGCGAGCCCGCGAAGACTTTTTTACCGCGCCAGCCATCGGTTAGTTAGCGCCTTCAGCATACGCCTTGTATGCGGACGGATTGCGAACGAGGAATGCGGAGACCGCGCCAGCGGAGAGGTTGGCGGTGCCAACGTCAGCCTGAATACCGAGATAGCGCTCATAAGCGGGGTTCTCATACGGCAGCGGCACGATAGCCACGACGTAACCAGCGACCAGCGTAGCCTCGGCGATGTCGCCAGACTGCCAGTGCTCGGTGGCAGAGCCATCCGTCGCAATAGCAACGGCAGCGTCCGACGCCAGCTTGAAGTTGACCGTCGAGGACGTGCCAGCCACAGCCGTGTCAATCTGGATAACCAGATAGAGCGGCTCGCCGTTGCCGATATCACGGGCGACTTCAAGATCGATGATATCACCGATCAATTCGTTCCCACCAGCGGCGGTGAAGGCAGCGATGCTCTCACCGTCAGCAAACTCGAGGAGTTTATCCATAATCATTGTTCAATCTCCCTTACGACAGAGCCGTGTCATAGACATAGGCACTCTCTGCAAGCGCATCGACGCGCTTAACTGGGAAGCCCATGTATGAGGTGATAAGAGTACCGCCGACGTTTTCCATCTGCAGCGAGCTTTCGATCGTCTTCGCAGAGACCTGACGACGCAGGCTGTCGAGGACGTCACGCGACATGTAGAAGCAGTAGCGTTCGCCATTGCCGTTGTTGTCGCTCGTGCCCGGCAGACGCGAGATCGCCTTGTGCATCTGATCCGTCAGGTCGACAGTCGAGTTGGCAAAGCCAGTGCCCGGCGTGTAAAGGCCGGAGTTTGCCAGCAAGGTCGTCTGGTCGACGTTGCAGATACGGACAACCTTCCGCCAGTCGCGAAGCGCCAGACCCACATTCCACATCATGTGTGTGCGGTAGACCTGATACATCGAACCGTCAGAGTTGACCTTGGTGTCCTCACCGAGGTCACGCATTTGGAAGCCAGCGACCGAGCCCTTCGGCACGATGCCGTGGCAAGCACGCGGACCCCAACCCACCAACCAGATGTCGGTGTAGTTGTTGTTGTCAGCGCCGGCAGCGTTGATCACGTTGTCCGAGTTTGCAGCGCCGGTCAGGGCGTTGTAACGCGGCTTCAGGCCCGTGAATTGCTCAGGGCTAGTAGCCTCGTCGTTGGCAAAGATGCCGCGCGCGAATTCCGCGGAGAAGCCCTCGAGGTGAGCGCTGTCCTCAGAGAAGCGCCAAGCTTCCTTGTTGTTCGACAGGTCGGCCAGACGTTTGTCGACCTCACAGTAGGCCTCCAGCATGGCGCATGTGTCGGTGACTTGGACGGTCGTCGACTTGGTCGGCTGAACGCCACCGTACAGTTTCGTGTACGTCGGCGAAGGAATGCCGGTCCGCATGGTGTGCATGTGGCCGGTGTCGAGGTTGCCTTCAACGAAGGAGACGTCCTCGAGAACCCCATTGGTCTGGTTCAGGATCTCGACGATCTCGGTAATCGAGCCGTCGGGATCTTTCAGTTTCGCCAGATCAAGAAGGTTCGGATTTTTGACAGACAGAGTTGCCATCTTACTTTACCTTTCGATTATCCCATCGAGGGGTACATACGCTTCTCGATCGGGGCTTTGTTGGAGACTTTCGCGTCCCCAGCCACAAGCCCGTCCTCAGAAACCGCAGTACCAATGCGATGGAAAAATTTGATAACGGCAGGGTGGTTCCCTGCCCCGGTGATTGCGAGAGCTTCCCTCAGCTCGTCACCACCAAGCTCGACAGCCTTCCCCGCTACAGCCAGTCGTTCGTCGAACGATGACCCCCAGTCAGACTTGATCGCGTTGACCCACTCATCGTGCGTCTTGGTGAGTGCCTCTGCAGCAGCCTCGGCCTGTTGTTGCTGGATGCCAGAGAAGAGGTCGACAAGCTTCTGCGCTTGCGCCTGATCAGTGATGCCCAACTCCTCTAGTACCGGCTTGGCAGCCTCCAGAACCTGCCCGTCCATCTCGAAACCATCTGGGACTGTCAGGGCGTCGTAGTCGATGGCCGGAGCGTCATTGCCCTCGGCTTCACCATCACTATCAGCGGACTTCTCCGCCTTGCCCTCGTCACCTTCAGCCTCGACCTTCTGGTCAGGAGCTTCAGTATCTTTCGCGACCTCGTCTACCGATTGGGTTTGTGTAGCTTCCTCGGGAGATGAAGTTAAAACGGTATCAGCCGGGGCGTCAGCTTGAGCTGGCGCTTCGGTCGGTACCTCTGCATTTTGAGCTACGTCAGACATTGACGTTCCTTTTCAAGTTGCATGGGTTCAGTCACTATCAGCTTTCTTGGAGGGTGTAAAGTCCTCCAGAGTTACATTCTCGTTCCACATCGCCTGAAACAGATCGGGGTATTGCTGGATGTCGCGCAGGAGGGTGAGGCCCACCTGCCGCATGCCCTCGCGCATCATGACCATAGATCCGTTCGTGTGGAAGCTGGAGGCGAAGACACGCGTCTGGCTCAGGAGGTTCCACATAAGCCGGCGACCAGCGGGGAGGCGCATGACCTCCTCGAGGTCAGCGTCATACTGGGCGTCCTCTAATTCCTGCTCTGTGTTATCCACCCGTCAACCTCGCAAGCGGGCTCTCAGGCCCAGTGTCCGCACCGCTCATATCCTTCGCGGCCTTCGCCATACCCTGAGCGTTCTGCACCATCTGCTCGGCCTGCATCTGCTGGGCTCGAGCCTGACGCATTGCGTCGACAGCCTCAGGCGAGCGCATCAGCCGGGAGTTGACCCCAAGGATGCCGCCATACTCCTCGATCACTGCGTCCTCGTCGACCTTGTCGAGAGCATTCGGGAAACCGCCCTGAGCCATCGTCATCGCCGTGTTCACGAGGCGCTCGATGCTAGAGGCGCCGACAGACTGCTGAGCCTGAGCGAGCATGGAGATATACTCGACGCGCAGCTCGACGCCCTCCAGCTCCGGGGGAGGGGGAGGCAGGATGCCATTGCGGAGCATGATGTTGAAGACGCGGTCGATGATCGGGTCGAGGACTTCAGTCTGGATCCGCGTCAGGACCGGGCCGAGGACGAGGAGTTTCTCCTCGTTACGCATCGCCACCTCAGTCGCCGTGCGGACGTCGTCCTCCTGACTGATCATCAGGAACATGTCGACAAACCAGCTCTCGTAGATCCGACCGCGGACCTCATCCATCGAGGAGAGGAGCGGCTCGATATACGGGTTCGTCTCGTAGAGGGGACGGAGGCCGCCATTCGGGCTCGCCTCGTCGTAGTACGTCACGCCGCCCGGCAGCATGTTGATCTGGTTGCCGCGCTTCAGGGAGCTTGGCGCCTGCACGGGCGGGTTGACCATCTTGTCGATCGCCTGAGCCTTGCGGAGCTGCTCGAAGTTGAGTTGCTTCACGCCGGCCAGAGACGTCATACCCGGACAGTCGACGCCGTAATCATCGAGGCTCGTGGCGAACCAGCGGCCACAGACGGAGGGGAACTCCTGAAAGCCGCGCATGCCCAGAT